CCCAATACTGTTCTTCACCAGGAACGTCCATTCCCTTAACATGTCGGAGGAAATCTTAGACGACCTTCTAATGTATATCCTCAAACGGCACGTTAACGCCTATCTAAAGGACAATATCTCTATGTGGTGGGAATGAACTTAACTCCGAACTTCAGTAAAAAGGGACCCAAATCATGCCCACAGAAAACATCGCCTATCATTTCACTAGCAGCACTCTTAGCGACGGCAGGCCCATCCCCCCGATCGGTGAGACTCTCCGTCTCGAGGGGAAATTGCAATTATGCCATCATGGCTACCATTGGTCAAAGTCTCCCCTTGCCGCACTGCAATTCCTTCCCGGCTCAATACTGCATAAAATTCGATACGGCGGTGAAATCCTTCAGGGCCCCGATAAGAGCTGCTCCTCTGAGCGAACAATCCTTGCCTCGTTCGAGGCCTCTGGTCTCTTGCACCGCTTCATGGCCGACCAAGCTCTATCCGTCGCGCACCTTTGGCCCATGTCGGATGATGTTCGAATCTACCTAACCACCCTCGACAAAAATCTGAAGAAGATTAAAAAACTCGAAGTAATCTCGTTCGACGCAGAAAAACAACCTTCCACTCTAGGGAACATCGCGAGCAATATCGCAGCAGCGGCTGTGCAGTTTAAGTGCGGCGACCGACCACCGATTTGGAGCGTCGTAAATGCCATAAAGTATATCCTTACAAACGAGTCCGCAATTACAACTTGGAAACAAACCGTAAAACTCCATAGCATGACCTATGAAGAATGGGACGTCGCGCAAACCAATAACAAGAACGCTATCGCTCACTTAGTGTGGCAAAGTATCGAGCAAGACTTCAACAGCCGCGTCTTTACGCGGTTCGATCAACTAGAACAGGAGACCCTACAATGACCCCCGAATTCCCCTCGACCTTCTTCGTCGCCTACAAGTTGTTCCTAGGAAAGCCCTTTCCGCCTGAAGGTATTTGGGGCGACATCCTCGACGGTCCCGTCACCAACGAAGATGAACTGATCGACAAAATTCTCGAAGCTTTCAAAGATAACTACGGGGGATTAAATTCCAACACTCTCAAGGTCTGGTTCGTCACACCGAATACCCCCGCAGAGAACTGCACCGACTGGGCGCTCAATGCTATTGAATATAGAGTGCATGTTAACGAACTGGAGGAAGACTATTAACTAGTTCAGCGTAAATCAAAACTCAACTAAGGGACCATACCGATGGACACTACAACTCTAACTAGCGCATCCGACTACCCCAACCTGTGCGAATTCTTCTACGTAACTGCAATGGATGCCGACAAATACTATCCTCTCGCCGGGCCGTATGCTACCCTAGCTGAAGCGGTAGCAAAAGTGCCCCTTGCAAAGGAAATCGCGATGGATCACGCACGTAATTCCCAAGCGGGCCGCGCAGCTTTCATGGCCTATGGAGTGACGAAACTTACTGCGTCTTCCCCAGTAGCGTCCGCACTGGGGAAATTGTAATAGCTAAAGAAGGAATAGAAATGGAACAAGACCTAAAGTATGGTCCTTCTGCCCCGTGCAATAACCATACAAAACCTGCAAAAATCGCTTGCCTTCCCCCGCACAATCCCATATAATCACCCCCATGGGAAAACCCCATAGCCCATCCAACCCGGTCACAAGGAGCAACCCATGACCAAAACTATCACCATACAAAATCTCAACTTCGAGGTGTCCACCCCTTACGAAGCCGGGCACGTCATTACCGACGCCGAAGCCAAGGCCCTCAACCAGACCCGTCTGGAGAATATCCGCAACAATATGGCGCGATTCGTCAAGGCCGCGCAGACCGAAGCTGGCGAGGGCGTGGAACTCAGCTCCGAAACTATCGCGAGCTTGCAAGCGAAGTTGGTTGACTACGACACCAATTACGTATTCAATCTCGCTTCCGTTGGCGGTGGCAGGAAGCTTACTGACCCTGTGGACGTTGAAGCCGCGAGAATCGCCCGCACCGAAATCACTCGGCAACTGCGGGCTGCCGGGCGTCTCGTCAAGGAAATCACACCCGATGTGCTGGCAAACGCTATCGCACAATACGCCGCAACTCCTGAGGTGCGTAAACTGGCTAAGGAGAACGTCAAGAAGCGCGCAACTACTGCACAACTGGACCTTAGCCAGTTGGGTATCTAGTCCCAAACTCGGGGAGCCTTTAGCTGTCACTTTTAGGCTCCCCTCCCCTTACCTAAGGTCTCACTTATGGCCCTCGACCTTCAATCCCTCATGTTCACCGCCCTGCTCAGCCCCCACGGGATTGAGGTCAAAACATCCTCCCCCGAGCAGCTACGTCAAAAACTCTATTCCATACGAAAGCAGGACAGTGCCTTCGCCCCTCTCGCTTTCGTGATCCCGCCTACAAACCCCACTTCCCTTCTCTGGATCATCAAACGCGAGGTTAAAAATGGCACGGCCTAAACGCACCGACCTGACTAAAGTTACGCTTAACTTGCGTGACGGAGACTTCACTAAAATGGGGCACCTTTTCCCCGCCAAAGGCTCGAGCGCCGCTATCCGCGAGTTGCTTTCCGCCTTTGTTGACAAACATTACGGTATCGTCCCCCTACCCACCGATGAGGAGTAACCCGCTCATGCCCGACGAAACCCCTACCGAGCCCCTCGAAAGCACCATCGCCGAACTATATTCCCGTGACCCGCTGAAACTTTCCGATCAAGACCTTGACCGCATCATCGAACGCCTCCGCACCCAACGTGCTCGTTACGCCCAAGGCAACATGACCGCTGGAAAACCCGAAGTCAAGAAATCCGCAGCGCAAAAAAAGCGTGAAGCTATTACCCGTGCACTTGGCCCCGTGGACCTTTCCGCACTCGGCCTGTAAAGGAACCCGCTAATGTCCGCATTGCTGTCATTCGCCCCTTCGGGGCTGCAAACCGCTTGGGATGCCACCTCCCTCGCCGCCTTCGAGAAGTGCCCGCGCTACTATTATTTTCGGCACATCAAGGGCTGGCAACCCATCAATCGTTCCGTTCACCTAACCTTCGGTGGCATTTACGCCTCCTCTCTTGAGCACTATCACAAACACGTCGCCGCAGGTATGACGAAACAAGAGGCCACCCGCCTTGTGTTGCGCCAAGCTATGGTCGATACTTGGATTTATCCTGCCGATCCTGAGGATGGTCCCGGCACCCCATGGGAATCCTTCCATAATGCCAAAACCCGTGATACCCTCTTGCGTTCCATCATCTGGTATCTCGATCAATTTGCCGACGATAACACCCCGACAGTAATTCTTTCCGACGGCACCCCCGCGGTCGAATATTCCTTTACCGTTCCGTTCACCAAAGATTACCTTTATTGCGGTCACATCGACCGGCTAGTAGAATATTCCGGCGGTATCTATGTAATGGACCAAAAAACTACCGGTTCCACTCTCACTGCAAAATTCTTTTCCAATTTCACCCCGGATATCCAAATGTCCGGCTACACTTGGGCAGGGAAAATCATCTTCAACCTCCCTGTTTCCGGCGTCATCATCGACGCAGCGCAAATTGCCGTTGGCTTCACCCGCTTTGAGCGCGGCTTCATTCATCGCCCCCAGTCCCTTCTCGACGAGTGGTATGAAAACTCTCTTACCACAATCGAGGCTGCGAAAGCGGCGCACGAGTCCAACCATTACCGAATGAACCGCACAGCTTGTGGCAATTTCGGCGGCTGTGAGTTTAGGAAAATTTGTTCCCGCGCCCCTGAACATCGCGACAATATTCTCGCCGCTGAATTTACCCGCGAAACGCAATGGGACCCCTTGCAAAGAAGATAGAACTACAGCAGCATTCACAACCACCACCCGCAACTGAAGAAAGCCCTTCCCCATGAAAGCCTCCGAACATCAATCCAGCAGCTTCGTTAAGCTACTTTATCTGGGTAACTCCGGCACCGGCAAGACTGGCTCTCTCGCTTCCCTTGTCGAGGCCGGATATAAACTACGCATCCTTGACATGGACAATGGCCTCAATGCTCTGCTTAGCGTAATTAAAAAATCCTGTCCGGACAAACTAGACAACATTGACTTCATCACTTTTCGGGATAAAATGCGAGCGGATGCTCGCCAAGGCGCAGTCGTGTCCGGCATACCCAAAGCTTACACTGACGCAATTAAAGCCATGACCATCTGGGACGACGGCACTGTTCCTGCTGAGTGGGGACCGGATACCATTTTCGTTCTTGACTCCCTCACCTTATTCGGACGCGCCGCTTATCGCTGGGCGCAGGGCATAAATCCCTCATCCAAAGACCCGCGGCAATGGTATGGCGCGGCACAAGAAAGCATCCTCACCGTCTTGGATATGCTCACTGGGGGCGAATTTCACTCCAACGTAATTGTAATAACGCACATCGACCTGCAAGAACTCGCTGACGGCACCACTAAAGGCTTTGCCTCCGCAATCGGCAAGGCCCTTGGCTCAAAAATTCCCGTAGTGTTCAACACGGTCGTCCTCGCAGAGTCTCGCGGAACCGGAGACAGTGTGCGTCGCACTATCACTACCGTCCCAACTTCCCTCATCGACTTGAAAAACCCCAAGTCGCTCGAGCTACCGAAATCCCTCCCGCTTGAAACCGGGATGGCTACGATCTTCAAAACCCTAAAATCCTGAGGATCGTTCTTACGACCAACTGCCAACTGCACAACTGGAGACAACAACTATGGCAATGAACTTCGCAGACGCCCTCGACACTCGCGTATCCGATGTGGATAAACCCCCTATCCTTCCGCAAGGCACTTATGTCTGGCGGGTCTCGAAAGTCCCGGTGATTTCCACCTCGAAGAGCGGGGAGTAGGATATTGTCGAATTCCCTCTCCGTCCCGTGTCAGCCGAGTCCGATGTGGACCCTGATGAACTTGCAGAGTTCGGGGATTTGAGTTCCGAGTTCAATCGAATTTCGTTCCTGTTCCCGACTGCAGCGGACAAGATCAAGAATCGGAAACGCGCTCGTTTCGATCTGATGCATTTCCTTACCGAAATCCTCCGGGTCGACTATGAAAGCAACAGCACCCTCAAAGAGCTTCTCGCCAATGCGGTAGATTGCCAGTTCCTTGGCGTCGCCACTTGGAACTCAACAAACGATAACGTCTATGTGGACGTGAAGCACTGGGCGCCGCTGGACTAACTTTCTCCCGGGAAACATAAACTCGAGAAGGGCGTTCGCGCCCTTTTCCGCACATTCAAGGAGAATAAAATGCCCCAAGAACCTACTTCTCCGCGTGAAGCTATTCTTCATGCTGCAATTTCTCTTACAGTTGGCGATCGGGACAAACAATATGGCCCACCCTATCGCAACCTCTCCGATTGTGCGCGACTATTCACCGCCTATATTGTCGGTAAATTTGCCGGCACCACTCTCGATGAGAGCACCTTCTACTTAACCGCCGAAGACATCGCTTGGCTCAACGTGCTGCAGAAAATTGCCCGCACCTATTGGCGCGAACCTAAATCCGACACCTACGAAGACGCTGCCGCATACGCAGCTATCGCTTTTGAATGCGCTACTAGGCAGGAGCCACTGTGATGAGAAACTACTCCAAGCGTTCGTTCGGTAAACTCTACCGCCGTAAGTCTGGCTGGACTTACCAACGCAAACCCATGCTAGGCTACGTTGCAGTTCTCGCACCCGACCCACTCCTCGACACCACTTTCCTCACCCTCCGCGCCGCTTTACGCTACATTATTCACCACGAAAAGAACGACCCTATTCGCAGAGAAGGAACCTCTCTATGATTTCCGGTAATTTCCACACCATCTCAATTGACTCCATCAATGTCAATCGCGAAGGACGGCAGCGACGGGAACTTACCAGCCTCGCTGAATTAGCGGCGTCAATAAACACTGTCGGGCTAATCAACCCCCTAGTTGTGGACAGCGAATTAAACTTGATCGCTGGGGAGCGCCGCTTCACCGCCTGCCGAGACATCCTTGGCTGGACTTCCATCACCGTCCAATACGCGCAAGAGTGCTCGCCAGCGGAACTCCATCTAATCGAATTGGAGGAAAATGTAAAGCGCGTTGATTTGCCCTGGCAGGACCAGTGTCATGCAGTTGCACAATATCACGCCATTCGAAAAAACCTGGAAGAAAGTTGGACCGCCTCCGCTACCGCTGGTGCCATTGGCATGAAAGCTACTGAGGTTCATAATCGCATCCTAGTCTCTGAAGCCCTCGAGGAAGGCGATCCGCTGGTCCTCAAAGCCAATAACTATTCCATTGCTCGAGGCATCATTCAACGCAAACAACAGCGAAAAGTTTCCTCAGAAGCTGACGCCATTTCCTCTATGGTTGGCTCACCACTAACCTCCTTAAATGGACCGAACGCCCCTCTCGTAACCCCTGTGCCGGAACTATCCGCCACCCACCCATTTCTTCTCGCGGACTTCACCCAGTGGGCGCGCACCTATACCGAGCGGAAGTTTAATTTTCTTCATTGCGACTTCCCCTATGGTATCAATGCTAGTAAACACAACCAAGGTGCAGCCTCCTCCTTCGGCGGTTACGCCGACAGTGAAGACCTCTATTGGTCTCTCATTTCCACTCTCTCCGAGGCTATGGATACCATCATCGCCTCCTCTGCACACATGATGTTCTGGTTCAGTCTTGATTACTACACCGAAACTAAATCTCGCTTAGAGGCTATGGGCTGGACCGTCAATCCCTTCCCACTTATCTGGCATAAATCAGACAATTCCGGTATCATCTCCGATCCTAAACGCGGCCCCCGGCGAATTTACGAAACCGCCTTCCTCTGCTCTCGCGGAGATCGACATATTGTTCAAGCCGTAGCCAATCTCTATTCTGCACCTAGCATAAAAACTATTCATATGTCAGAGAAAAATCCCGATATGCTCTGTCACTTCTTTCGCATGTTCGTCGACGACAGCACCGTCATGCTCGACCCGACAATGGGTAGCGGAAATGCAGTAGTTGCCGCCCAGACTATGGGGGCCGCCTACACTCTTGGCCTCGAACAAGATGAGACTTTCTTTGAAAGCGCCGTTGCCGCCTATGTTTCGCGATTGACCCCGAAAGGGGAGTAGTTTAGTATGGTATATAAACTTGGCGCAACAACCATACTCGAGGCCCACACATGCTTTTAATCGTAGGGGAATTTCTTTCCGCCGCTGACACCGAGACAGGCCGCCCCTTTTCCAACGGTCCAAGTAGACTCTTCAAAGCCCTTCTCCATCAAGTAGGCATTGATCCTTCCGAATGCGAATACATAAATGTAATCCCTCGCACCCCAGCAGGGAATTCCATGTTTGGCTTTTGCGGCAGTAAAGAGGACGGTATCCCTCACATGCGCTATCTCAAACGTGGACATTATGTCCGCGCAGAATTTCATTCCGACATTCAACACCTATGGGCGCACATAAACGAGCGCAAACCTAACCTCGTCTTAGCCCTAGGCGACATGCCCCTTTGGGCACTCACTAGTGAAACTTCAATCAAATCGGCGCGAGGTAGGATCACCCTCGGCAATTCCGCTATTCCGGGGATAAAAATCCTTCCTTGCCATTCTCCCCGACAGCTTATCGCCGAGTGGCATTTGCGCCCGATCATTCTCGCGGACCTAACTAAGGCTCGTCGGGAGCAGGCTTTCCCCGAAATTCGCCGCCCACAGCGTTTCATCCATCTTCATCCAACTCTTGCGGACCTAGAGAGTTTCCTTACCGAGTTCATTCTCCCCTGCACCAATCTCGATTGCGACATCGAAACAAAAGGGGAGATGATTACCTGCGTAGGCTTCGCCCCTTCCAAAGATCGCGCTATTGTAGTTCCCTTCTTCACCGAGGCCCAACCCGACGGAAATTACTGGCGCACCGTCCACGAAGAATATCTCGCTTGGAAATGGGTCGCCCGCGTTCTTCGCCTTGGCAAACGTGTAGGTGGGCAGAACTTCCAGTTCGACATGCAGTATCTCTGGCGCAAGATGGGAATTAAATCCCCCAATTTCACCGACGATACTATGCTAATGCACCACGCCCACCAGCCTGAAATGCTCAAGGGCCTCGGCTTCCTCGGCTCAGTCTATACCGACGAGTTGAGTTGGAAATTTATGCACAAAATCGCCGTAGCCGATAAGACCGCTAAGAAAGGAGACCTGGAATGATTTATCTCGCATCTCCCTACACCAGTGTCAATCCTGAGGAGGTTGAACTTCGATACAATCAGGCCCTAGAGTGTTTCGCCACTCTTTGCCGAATGGGGGAAATTGTATACTCCCCTATCGTGCATTGCCACCCAGCAACCCAACGCTATGCTCTCCCTCAAGAGTATGCCTACTGGGCTAAGTTAGATTTCGCTTTCCTCACTCGTTGCGACACCTTATACGTCTTATGTCTCCCCGGTTGGTCCCACAGCCGAGGTGTTCAGGCAGAAATCAAACTTGCGGAGCAGCACTGTCTCCCCGTCCGCTACATCACCATTGACGGGACTAACCTCGACGTTGATGACCTTCCTGCCTGAAAGGGCCACCCTATGAAAATCTACGATACTTCCACGCTCCCTCCTAATGGCGAGGGGCTTTCCCTTGATGAAGTCTATTGGCTCTACAACGGTTTGGATTGTTGCCTTACTAGCGAAATTCGCGCCACTCTTTACGAGCACCTCGACGAAACTTCTCGTGCCACCTACCACCGCACTATCCAACTTCAAGCACCTTTTCTTGAAATGATGCTGCGGGGCGTTCTCATAAACACCGAGCACGTCAAGCATGTTATCCAAGAATCTGAGAAAACTCTCGCCCTTCTTCAGTCTCGTTTTGATCGCCTCTGTATTGAGGGTCTTGGTCTTCCCACTAAGTTTAATTGGGCCAGCCCCCTGCAATTAAAAACCTTCTTCTACGGTGTCCTTGGACTAAAGGAAATCCGCAAACGGAACGCTAACGGTATCATGGCCGCCTCAGTCGATCGCGAAACACTAGAGAAACTCTCCACCAACTTCGTCGCTGAAATCTTCTGCAATTTCATCCTTTCCATGCGGGATATTCAAAAGCGTATCAGTTTCCTTAAAACCCCTCGGGACGCGGATAATAAAATCCGTTGCAACTTCAACCTTGCTGGGACCAATACCGGCAGGGTGAGTTCTAGTTTCAGCGACTTCGGCACAGGCACTAATTTGCAAAACATTGACAGGAATCTTCGTTATGTCTTCGTGCCTGAACCCGGCAAAGCTTTCATTAACCTTGACCTCGAGCAAGCAGACCCTCGAAATATAGGCGCACTCGTGTGGGATATGTTCTACGAAACCCGTGGTGCGGAATTCGCTGGAGCTTACCTCGACGCCTGCGAAAGCGGAGACTTGCATACTTTAGTTTGCCGTATGGCTTGGCCCGAACTTCCTTGGGGGAACAATCCCGCAAATTTTCGTGCGATCGCAAATCAAACTGCTTATCGCACATACTCTTATCGTGATCTTGCAAAAAAACTCGGAAACGGATCAAACTATCTCGGCCAGCCAGGCACCATGGCTATGCACACAAAAGTTCCTGTAGAACAAATTGCAGCATTCCAGCGCAACTATTTCGCTGCATTCCCTTGCATTCCTGCATGGCACAAGGAAACCATCCGTCGTTTACAGACAACCGGCAGCCTCACTCACCTACTTGGACGCCGCCGCTACTTTTTTAAGCGCCTCGATGCACAATCCACTATCAACGCGGCAATCGCCTATTGCCCGCAGGGCATGACTGGGGACGAAATTAACCTAGGCATCTTAAACCTCTGGCGCGATCCTCGATTTGAACTCCTCGTCCAAGTCCATGACTCCATCCTTCTTCAGGTTGATCAAACGCAATTGAACGAACTAGTCCCCCTCGCGATAGAATTACTTAAAGTCGAAATCACTCTCGCCGGAGGAAGAAAATTCCATGCCCCAGTCGAGGCCAAGGTCGGCTGGAACTGGGGCGACTTCGGCCCAGACAACCCCTACGGCCTTGCTAAATGGAAAGGCACAGAAACTCGTCTTCCTCCCGCCGTGATAATTCCTCAACGTCGTGTGTCAATTAGGAATTACCTATGAGACTTCTCCCAAATTGGGTAGAGAGTTTCTACGAATACACCGACTTTCTCCCTTCCCCACCGATTTTCCGCAAATGGGCAGGAATTGCCACCATTGCAGGGGCACTCGAGCGTCGCACTTGGGTGCATTCCCAAGGCGCGGACCTATACCCGAACATTTACGTAATCTTCGTCTCCCCACCGGGGGTCGGGAAATCCATCCTCACCTCCCGCGTAGAGAAACTTTGGCAAGACTTGCCGGGGCATTTCGTTGCATCGAGTAACATAACCAAGGCGGCGCTAATTGATGAACTCAATTTCGCTGAACGCACAATTATTCGCCCTAATGAAACCCCTACCACAGTAGTTTTTAACTCTCTGAAAATCCTCTCGAATGAACTAGGCGTTCTCCTTCCTTCCTACGATAATGAATTTATGTCCACCCTCACTGACATCTACGATGGTTCTCGCTACGCCGAACGCCGCCGGGGCACGAAAAATGACCCGATAATCATCGACCATCCGCAATTCAATATCCTCGCCGCGACTACCCCCGGACATTTATCCGATTTCCTCCCCGTCGGGGCGTTCGATCAAGGCTTCCTTTCCCGTTGCTTTCTAATCTATTCTGGGGAAATGACATTACGCCCGCTATTTGAGACCGCCCAAGGTAGTGTAGAATTGAAGCGCATGTTGAGTAAAGATTTACGCGCCATTGGCACCCTTTTCGGTCAGATGAAATTCGCCCCTGAGTCCGCAAAACTTATCACCGATTGGCATATGAACGGGCGGGCTCCCGCACCTACGCACCCCAAACTCAACAACTACAACACTCGTCGAACCCTTCACCTACTTAAACTATGCATGATAAGTTCCGCTTCCAATAGCGAATCCTTAGTAATCTCCGTGGAGAACTTCCAAGAAGCTTTCGGCTGGCTACTCGAAGCTGAAAGCTTTATGCCAGACATTTTCAAATCTATGTCCGCCGGTGGGGACTTCAAAGTAATC